CTGTCCCTCACGGGAGAAAGAAGAAGTACCGTTTGTTAAATTAATGATTAAATCATCGCAAGAACAAATGTCCAAAAAGGCTGCTTTGCGCAAGGCAAAGCTCTTACCATCTGATCCCCACCGTAATTTCGACGTGAATCGAAATTACGACCTTGATATTTCTGCTTTTGCAGACTTTTTCAAGATTGGTGAAGAATCGGTAAGGAAAATTGAGGAAATGGCCCGATCTGTAATTGAACTATTAGTTATATTCGGGTTTCCAGAACCTCAAAGGTGGCGGAAGGTCAAATCCGGTGTTGTGGATCATCGTGCATTTGCTTTATTGCATCAAAAGACCAACCACCTACTCTGGAGAACAGTTTATAAAGTCTGTTCCCTTGAGAAAATCAACGGGGAAGGAACCTGGGCAAAATTCTTTAAGTGGAAGTTTGCTGCCTATTTTGCATATAAGATGCAACAGGATATACCAAAAAGACCTGATTTTTTGAAATCAAATAAGGGTCTATGGTCACATATGACCATCCTGGGCGGTTATTGTACTGACTTCGAGTTGGGACTGGAGAGTAAAAGAACTCTTATGGCCCTCGTGGACTCGTTGTACCTATCGTGGTTAGTTACCACTGGTAGGGAAGGTTTAATGTTGTCTCGACAACTCAGTAACTTTGATTCCTTTCTTGATACCTCTCAGCAGCTCAAGAAGGCTGCTCCTGACGTCCCTGATTCAATGGTTGAAAAATCCATTGCGGATACAGTTAAAGAACTGACCGGGGAGCCGAAAGTATCGGTTGAAAAAGCAATTTATTTTGCACCCTTTCAGACGTTAAAGGTAACTGACACGAATAGAATACTGACCAATCATCCTGAAAGGTCCCTTGAAATTAACAAGGTTACAGTAATTCGTGAACTCCAACGAACTGTTGATGAAATCTTCGAACATGAGTTCATTTCTTATGAAGATATTGTTGAACCGTTCTTTCCTAGTACCTCGGCTAATTATATAATGTCGAGGAGTAATCTAGGTTCCCTTGCCGTGCTTTACGACTATTGTTCATTCGGGAAAATGGGCGATTGTCTAAACATTGGTGAAGAACTATGTCCATTGGTTCAAAGGGTAGCCCCACATTTTGGGGTGTTGGGGGATCAGGAGCAGAGGTCCTACGATCGTGAATTCGAGGCTGGTATTGAACCTCCATCCGAAGAGATTGTGATCGTTGTTGATCCGAGTCCATTGAGGACTGCGTGGGAGAAGGAATACTGGAAGATCTGGGATCTTGCTAAGACGGAAAAACCCTTAGTCGAGGCTGTTGGCCTGCCAGAACCATTGAAGGTGAGGGTGATCTCAAAAGGACCACCCCTTCTCTACACCGTACTAAAGCCTATTCAAAAATGGCTTTGGTCTACACTGAAGAAGCATCCAGTCTTTGAATTGATTGGACGATACGTGACGGAAGATGATGTCAACCGTATCCTCAGTGGGTTACAGGATACAGAGGAAGTTACCTCTGGAGATTATGTAGCTTCAACCAACCGGCTTCATGGTTGGGTTTCGGAAACCATCAGTGACCGTATCATGCTCCGACTTGGGGAGAACATCCCAAAGAAGGACCTGGAAAAACTACCAGTTAACTACATGACGGATCTTAAAAGATTGATGAAAGTTGCCTTAACGAAGCACATTTTCATGGAAAATGACAAAGAATTACCCCAGACCGAAGGTCAATTGATGGGCTCAATAGTTTCATTTCCAATCCTTTGTATTGCCAACGCTGCTTTGTGCAGGATGGCCTTGGAAGGAGCTTCTCTAGAAAGAAGATCGAAACCCGTTTTATATCGGGTAACCCGGAATGGACCGGGAAAGCCAGCACCTTTATTGGTTAATGGCGACGATTGTCTCCTCCGAGGTCCCAAATAAACTCTTCGTGAGTGTTGGGAGTCCATCTGCGCTTTCGCAGGTTTAGAGTCTTCAGTAGGAAAAACCTACTTCTCTTCATCATTTTGCAC